GAGGGCGCAATGTAGTGCTACAACCCGTAAGTGTAGCAACCACCAAGAAAGAAATAATCGAAGACCTCTGCCACAAGGTGGCGGACATCAAGTACGACTTGCAAGTGGTGCTTGACACCCTTTACCAACTAGACAACGAAGACGATGAGTAACGAAACCTTATACGACCTGCGTTGCTACGTCAGCAACTGCTTCAATGCCAACCATAGATATGGAGGTGTAGAGGAATACACACGGGTGAAGAGTGGTTACAACCACTTGTCCGACCTAATGATTAACGAGTATGACCTTACACACAATGACGTGGACAATGTGGTCGAAGACATCGAAGAGCTTGTAGCTCAATACATCATGGAACAATCACCAAAATTCAACGACGATGCCGAGGAATGAAATTGATAATTGCTTCAAACAAATTAAGAAGCTAAAAAAGCTAATTCAGTTCGCGCACTCACAAGAGAACGAGGACATGAGTGACGGCGAGGTTCTAGACTACTTGTTAGATGAGCTAGAAAAGATTACATCATGAGACTCCCAAGATTCAAAGACAACCTGTGGGTTGTGGGCGACAAGGTGTGTAGCTACGGCGTACCCGTGGCTCGTATCGAAGGCGACATACTGCAACAACTCAAGGGCATAGTATCTGTCACAACACAAAGGCACATCAACTATGCGGCTGAACATCTCAAACTCAAACTTAGAAAACCCAAGAACAAATGATTTTCAATCTAATCAAACGACCCAAAGTAAAAACAGGAGAACCCTACGAACAAACAGGTCTAATTATCAAGCGTGTACCCAACGGCAAAGGCGACCCCAACATGAGGGTACGTATCGAGATGGGTAACAAGACCTTTGTTTCTCTCAGCAACGCCATGCACATCGGCAGAGCAGCACAGCTAGCCAACCACGAGAGAGACCCTGAGAATCAGTTCAAGTTCAACAGCCGAGTCAACAAACAAATCAACCTGTTACGTGGCTTGGCTACCAATCTCGTCAGAGAATATCGAGAGAAAAAACTTGGAACAAACCACACTAATTCTTAAATTTATCAACATGGAAGAGTATATCTTACAGGAAGACACTGGCAATCAGTATGTTGTGTTCGTCACTTACGAGTACCATCCGTACCGTCCTGACAGTGACGTAGACCCCGGCAATCCCGAGTACGTCGAGATTGACCGTGTATACATCAAGAGCACACGACCTGTTGTCGAACCTAACGTTGTGCCTGAGGAACCCATCGACATCACAGACTTTCACTTGTCCACTCTCATGGACTTCGCTGCTCTTGAGGAGCAGATTCTAGAACACTTAAATTCATTTCACTAATGACACCTTTTGAAGAACGCAGATTCCTTGTCGGTTGGTCTGACGGCGGCAGGGATTACGCCACCATGGTGTGGCTGTGCCAAGTGCCTACCAATCACAAAGGATACAGCATTCACACACTCGATGGTACGTCAGACCTATTCGTAGTCGCTCCCGATGGTGGTGTAGTAGGTAATACTAAATCATACGAGGTATGAGTGGGTACTACAAACTACGCTACCACTTGGCTCGTGGCAGGAACTACAAGAAGTGGCAACTCAAGCACATGTCACCAGTGGGTAAGTTTGCATTGGGGACATTCTACCGAGACCCTAATACCTTCTGCGCACTGCTACACAACTGTAGACTTCGCAACCACGGCACGGTAGCTAAGAAGATTCATAGCGGTATGAACAAGACTGTCTGTGCATGGATTGAGTTCGATGACTACCATGAGATAAAAGGCACTCACGTGCCACGACTTGTCATGGAGCAGACAGATAAGAGGTACAGGTACAACCCACACAAGACACCCCATTGGGTCAGCGATACTTCCGACAACGAAGACAACGCTGTCATCCCCTTGGTTCTTGTGTACAAAACAAACCTTTATGGAATATCAGAGTAAAGACGCAATGTACAAGGCGTGTTACATGCAGTTCATGTACGGCGGCTCAACAGTCTCTCCGTACACGGGCGGTGTTCCCACCACAGGGTACATGGTAGGGCGTAGCGACTTGGCCGAGACCATCTTTGTGCAATCAGTTTACGACCCCGCCATGGGAGCAATGGACCTGCCTCAGATACAAGTACCTCGCCATGAGTACACGTCGAACCTAGCTATTGCTTGGACCATTCAAATGAGTGCCATCAAAAAGCTAAAACAACACAGCCTACGCTACAAAATGTACGTTGGTACATGGGACAACAAGCAGGGCTCAACAGAGGTAGACATATCACAAAGATTCGATGACCTAGACGAAGCACTTGACAGGTGTAAAATGCTTGGAGAAAAATGTGTATGGGACCTCACAAACAAAAAAGAGATTTATGTTTAATTCTAATCCAACAACCATGTCTAATTTCAAGAGACGCTGGTCACAGAAAGAAGTGGCTATTGCAAACGAGCATATCACAGCAGACGTACCACTTACGTTCAACAACCCTACTATCAACAAAGTAGCAGAACTTGTGGGTCGCTCACCTGAGTCTGTGTGCGCAAAGATGACTCAAGTAAGAATCAATAAACGAGAATCAACAGAGCTCAGCTCAGAAGAACGCAACGCAGCTGTGCTTGTTATGTCTCGCATGTTGTTTCACGATGAGGTAGATGGCGAGCTGTACTTCAAGCTCATGCGTATCATACATGAAAACAGCGTGACAATTTTATGACAAACTCTCGGTGGCGCAGACACATACTTATAGTAAGGATTGCACTGACGCTATACATATCACTAGTTATCAAGATGTTATCTTGGAGATGGGACTAGTGTGTGAAAAACTTTTTACTCACATTGAGCTGTCAAATCCTTGACTTTGCAAAAAATAGTTCCGAACTTTCCCCCGATAAATCGGGAACAACACAATTCAATATCACATGAATACAATCATTCACAAGCTATCTGACGTGCAGGCACGCCTGAAAGCACCCAAGGGACAATTCAACTCCTTTGGTAAATACAAGTATCGCTCGTGCGAGGACATTGTAGAATCTGTAAAACCTCTACTTACTCAACACGGACTGGCTCTCGTGATGAGTGACAGCATTGTCGAGACAGGCGGACGAGTATACGTACACTCCACTGTGACGGTCACTGACGGAGAGTCAGAGGTGTCCGCCTCAGGCTTTGCTCGAGAAGAGGAAAACAAGAAGGGGATGGATGGCTCACAAGTCACAGGTGCTGCTTCGTCTTACGCGAGGAAGTACGCACTCAATGGTCTGTTCTGCATCGACGATGGCAAGGACAGCGACTCTACCAACACACATGGTAAGTACGTGCCACAAGAAAGAATCACTGCACCTCCTGTCAAGGAAGGCAAGATTAAGCCACAGGTAGACGATGAGACTATGGACAAGGCTGTCGCCTTTATCCAGAACTCAAAGAATCCACAGCAAGCTTACGCTATGTCCGTGGAGAAGTATACCTTTACTCCTGAGCAAGACTCCGAACTACTCGAGACAGTCAATAAGACTGTCGCAGCTAAAGGCGCAAAGAGTAAGAAGAAGAAGTAATGGAGTTTTCTCTCAAGCTGCAAGACAAGACAGCTAAGAGTTACCTGTCGTACAGCTCGATTAAGCACGCGCTCAATGACATGCGTGCCTTCGAGTTGTACATGGCAGGCAAGCTTAAGAAAGAGTCTCCTGCCCTGACCTTTGGCTCGATGTACGACATGTTACTGTTCGAGCCAGACAAAGCCGAGGCTACCTATCAGAAGATAGACCATGACGAAATCATGGAGAAGATGAGCGACAGAGTAAAGTCACTCAAGAATCCCAAGAGCTCGTCAGAGTACAAGTCCGCAGTGCAACAGCTAAAGACAGAAGCTATCGAAGAAGGTAAACAGCTCGTTGATGAATCAGAGTGGAAGACAGCTTTCTTCATGGTAAAGAGACTGATTGACTCAGGAATTAAAGACGAATACCTCATGGGTGACTATCAGGTAGAGTTCAACGAGTTCATTGAGGACATACCAGTGAGAGGATTCTTTGATTGCAAGGGCTCTTACTATGTGTCTGACAGCAAAAGCACGAGGTCCATCCCGGGCTTCAGGTACGATGTAAACAAATTCTCCTATGATATTCAAGCGTATATCTACACGCAGGTTGCGGGTCTTGATGATTTCTTTTGGGTTGCTCAGGAAAAGACGTACCCGTACCCGGTGGCTGTCTACAAAGCGAAGGAAGAAACGATTCTAAGAGGCAAGTTCAAGTTTGAACAGGGTGTCGAGAAAATTAAAGATTGGCTTTTCCTTGACAAACCAGTAGTTCATGATTACATTTACGACGAAATCTAATTCAACATTCTATTAACATGGATAACAAACCAACAACAGACCGTGTGTTCATCGGCGATGTAACGCAGGTCAAATCATCAGCTCGTGTCAAGTTTACTCTTGCAGAGTTGGAAGAGATGAAGAAGTATGCAACAGAGAAAGGCTCAGTCTATGTCTCAGTTGTGTTGACTCCAGACAAGGAGCGCTTCTCAAAGTCTAATGCTTGGGCATCAGTGTATGACCCCCGAGCAGAGTCAGGCAAATCAACCCAGTCTTCGGACGTACCGTTCTAAGGTAAACTGTTTCATGTTGATTAGGGGGAGGCGCTACGGGTTAGGCGTCTTCCCCGCTTCATGTCATGAAAGATATTTATTACTACGAACTGAAGCTTCGCGTAACCAAAGGCAAAAAAAGATTCACCGAGCAAACAAAGTTTGACTACGCTGTAACTAGCGCAGAGAAACACGAAGACATCCTGAAAGGCCATACTTGGGATAGGATGTATCGCTCTTACTACGGACCTAGATACGATGGCAAAGTCGAAATCAAAATTGAAGAAGTCCTCTCGAAAAAAAGGGTGGGTTCCAAAATACATAGTAAAAAGGCGTAGCCTTGATGAACTTTGTAAAGCACGCGACGCATACTACCAAGCTGTAGGCTACGAGTTTCTGCCTCAAAGCAGGTTACAAATGAACGTTATCCTCAGGGTTGCGTTTGCAGATGCCATGCACCACTACTTCACGATGGTGTCTATTGCTGAGTGTCTTGAAAAAGACCACAGCAGTGTCTGCTACTATGTAAAGAACGCTGAATTGTACAGCCAACAGTTCTCCTTCTACAAGATGCTGAAAGAAACAGCAAGCTGTATCTATCACATGGAGGTGGGCAATACCGCTATGGGTATGAGAGTAAAAAACAACATCAAGGAATATGTCAAGTCATTGGAGTCATCGTGATTTTGTGCGCGACGTTAGAGGCGTGTGCAACCAAGTAATTTCTTTGCTGACACAAAAAAACAAGAGATATGGTAACGCCGCACTAGACCCTGCACGTATCTTTAGCAAGGCAAGCTCACACGAACAGTTGCTAGTACGCATCGACGACAAACTGAACCGCATCAAGAACTGGGGTACAGACGACGTAGATGAAGACACACTGTTAGACCTAATAGGATACTTGGTGTTACTGAGGATTAACATGAAACATGACACAGGTGATAACGATATTCGAGGACCTTTACAACAAGAAGCCGCTGTATATCACAGTGGAGACAGCACTGCAACGCATCCAATCTGGCAAGCAGAAGCAGAAGATTGAGCGTGTACGTGAGGGCGATAAGGAAGCCAAGAAGCAGCTACCCATTGTCCTGTGGAGTGGCAGGTTCAAAGAGCGCAAGGATGACTCGCTGCAAAAGCACAGCGGCATCATCGTTCTAGACTTTGACCACGTTGATGATGTGAAACAAGCCAAGTCTTGCTTGGCATACGACCAGCATGTTCTCGCATGTTGGACATCCCCAAGTGGAGATGGAGTCAAGGCTATCGTAGAGATAAGCAATCCCGAAAGACACCGTGACCACTTCCGCTCCCTGTGTGATTACTTCCAACGCAAGTACAACCTTGAGGTAGACCCCTCAGGTATCAACGAGTCTCGTGCGTGCTTTGAATCGTACGACAGCGACATCTGCATCAACAAATCACATACTCGCTTCGGCGGTATGTTATCGGAGCAGCCTGCAGAGCCAAGCCCTACCGAGGTGACGGGGCGTACTGATTACGAGAAGCTACAGATAGCAGCTCAAATGATTCGGTACGCCCCCGATGGCGCTAAGCATGCAGCTCTAGTGCGTGCTTCCTACCTGATTGGTGGATTCATCGCAGCTGGTCGGGTCGAAGAGGACGAAGCCTTCCGTGTTCTTGTTCGTGAGATAGAAGCGCGGAATCCTCTTGACCTTGACCAAGCGAAAAAGACAATCGTCGACGGGATAGAGCAGGGCAAGCTTGCTCCTATCGGAGAGATTGTCCGAGAGCTTGAGAAGATACGGCACGAGATGCGTGTCAATGACGGCGACATGTCCTTCATTGCGTCCGACGACACCGACTACGATTGGATTAAGAAGTACGTGACAGGACAGATAGAGCTTGGCCTAGGCACAGAGAACGAGAAGTTCGACGAGTACTTCAGGTTCAAGCGTGAGTTCCTCATGATTAACGGACACAGCAACGTGGGTAAGACAACCTTCACGCTGTGGCTGATGGTCGCTGCCTCCATGCTGCACGGCTGGAAGTGGTTAGTCTACAGCGCAGAGAACCCGACATGGGCTAACAAGATGAAGGTCATGCAGTTCTGCATGGACATGCCTATCAAGCGCATGAACCACAAGGAACTTACAACAGCACACGATTGGGTCAACAAACACTTTACATTCATTGACAACCACAAGAACTACAGCTACTCTGACATCCTCGTGTTCGCGGAGAAGATGCTGAAGTACGAAGGGTTAGACGGTGTGCTCATCGACCCATACAATGCACTGCGCATTGACATGAGCGCACATCGCGGCATCAGCACCCACGAGTACCACTACGAGGCAGCCAGTGAGTTCCTGACCTTCAGCGTGAAGAATCAGGTTGCCATGTGGGTGAATGCTCACGCCTTCACTGAGGCGCAACGACGCAAGGGCGATGACGGTTTGCCCACTGCTCCGTACGCTGAGGATACTGAGGGTGGTGGTAAGTTTGTGAACAGAGCCGATGGTTTCATCACATTACACCGCAAGATTCAAGCGCAAGAGTGGAGTGACCGTCGCACTGTCGAGATGCACGTGAGGAAAGTTCGCATGACAGAGACTGGCGGTCACCCTACTCCCCTTGATTTCCCGCTACGATTCGAGTTCAGTCAAGAACAATCAGGATTCAACTTTGTGTCACCCGGACCTAAGTTGTTCCGACCTTTGTGTGAATTACTTGTGGGAAAACAGACCAGCATTTGATTGGTTATTAACCTAACTTTACACCATGGCACGGCGTAAAAGCATGAACCGTGGTGGCAAGAAGCTCAAGTCTGGTCTTGAGATTTACTGCTATGACAAGTTAAAAGAAGCCAAGCTCAAGTTCGATTACGAGCCTGAGAG